TGCTTCATCAATATAGCACGACCTGATGCATTCGCAGTATCTTCGTAAGAACCACCAAAAATCATAAATTTGCTTAAATCAATTTTGCCATCTTCTTTTGGCATATTTTGAATGACTTCTTCTTGACTTGATCTCGCCCAGTTAGTAATTTGATTCGCGAAACCGGGAATATCGGCGCCGTATACTCGTTTTTCGGGCATTCCAACATCTTGTCCGTCATCATAGCGTTTTGGAGGCTCATCACCTTCGTAATATCTAACATGACGGATACGTGTGCGAGAGATTGGCTCGATATCTCCAGTAAATGGGCGTTTATCATCAGCAAATATCTCGCCTTCTTGTATTTCTTGCTCTGCGCTGTCTATATTACTGGTATTAGTAGCACTCAGAAGCTCTTCTGTCTCAACCACGTATGCTACGGCTCCATGGCCCTGAGCCTCAGCCACAGCGCATTTATAGTATGATTGATAGGCATTTGCACGACTAGCAGGAGAATGACAAGAGGTAATATCGTCAAAATCGCTCATTCTAAGCACATCTATTGGATGTCGAGTAATAATAATGGAAAATTTGTCATTATCGATGTTATTTATCTCTTTTTTGATGTATCCGGCGTTCTTTTTCCAATATTCGCCGTATTGAGTGGCTAAATCGGTTAAGTCGTAACCTGCAGGTCCTGCAACGCCCGGATTTACGATATATAAGTAAATTTGGCCAGTAATCCTGTCAAAATTCTCTAATTCCTTCTCGTCGAGTGCAGCTTTGCGCAATTGCTTTGTAACATCGTATGGACGATTGGCTGGTCTGCCATTTGGTCCTTTATAATCAATAGCAGCCAAGTGATCATAGACTTTTTGGTATAATACGTCTTTTCTTCGACTTAAATCAGTCAATTTAGAGAAAAGCTTGCCAATTTTCATCTGAATTTTCTTGGTTTTCTTCTTGACGGGCTGATCACCCAAATTATTGAAGATATCGCTGGCTGTACGTAAATCTCGCTCGGCATATGCCATGCCTTTCTCCCAATCTACATCATATTCTTGTGTTTCAAAGAATTTTGCAAACTTTCCAAGCTCCGTGGAGGGATCAGTGGTCGGAAATGGTATGACAACACGCATTTTGCCACTGAAAAGGTCATTTAGGGGCAAATTAGCTGGATCTAAGTCGTCCAATACGTCTTCAAGTACCCGCATCTCGTCTTCGGTGACTTCTCGGAGTACTTTTTCATCCGAAGAATACAAATCTTCGTTTTTACGCTTCTTTTTCTTGGACTTCTTGACACAATTGGGATACTGTTTCCCAAACATGGTCTTCATACCCTTCTTTTCATACCCAGCCCAGCACTTTTCTTGTAAAGTATCTAAAAAATTAGCTGTTTTTAGAAGAATTTGCTCATCATTTAACATTATCTTTTCCGGTTTTTCCAATCACAGTAATCACATGTTACTTCATCAGTCAGAGGCATACCACAGTTGGGGCATTTATTAGATTTTACCACAAAAAACATAGTTTTTATTCCTTCATTGACTTGGAACCGCGGCATTTCCACTTTTTACGAGACAATGCGTTAGCGCATGGGGGGTTTTTACACTTTTTAATCTTTGCTGAGCGCGCGCAGTACGCATCACCCTTAGCTGTACCGGGTCTGATGCGGTCACCGCCGCCTTTTGCTTGCCCTTTCTGTCCATATGAGCGACATTTACCGTTTACACGCTTAGCAAAGCGCTTTCCTTTGGATGGTTTACAAGCTTTCTTCTTCTTTTCTTCTAAAACTTGAGTCAACTCGTCTTCAATCATAATATCAAGAGACTCTTTCTTAGAATTACCCCAATTAGCAGCGCCAACTTTACGACATTTTACTAAGGCGCCGGATGCATATGCACTTGGCCACACTTTATAGCGTGATTTTACCTTACTGTAACAAGCGTCCTTTTTGCCAGAAGACTTTTTCTTCTTTTTCTTCTTCTTTTTCTTCTCGTCAAGCTCTTTTTTAGAATTAGTGCCGATTTTGATGACTTTCACGGGAGAATCTGAACCATAAGTTTCGCAAGGGTCTTTACCACACCCACAATTCATTTTTTCTTCTTTTAACTCATCATCATCTGTTTGATCAAGTATCTTTTTGATACGATCCGACTGACCTTTGTGCATTTTAGAAGCACCATCAAGCTCATCAGCTATTTTTTTGAGTTCTTCCTCGTGCTTTTTAGAATGAGATTCAGAAATAACTACCATAATCTCTTCTTTAATAATTTGTTCCAAATCCATGTATAAATCCTCGTTTTTCTTTTTAGATTTTGCTTTCTTTCCCCATGACTTACCCTTACCGCGCTCCTTACAAGCGCCCGGAGTGGGTCTGCATGCGGGATATTTCTTGCGTTTTTCGCCTGAGCCACGACCACACGATTTGTAGCCGCCTTTTCCATCGGGAGAGTTACAATCAACCCACCCTTTTTTCTTTCCTTTGGCCCCTTTTCTTCCAAACCAATCACGCAAAGACGATTCTTTGCTGGATTCGGAGCCGGCCTTCTTTCTTTTCTTCTTTTTCTCTTCTATGGAGCCATATAAGTCAGACATTATTAAACATTTCCAAAGCTTGCTCCAATAAATAGATCGGTATTTCGCTATTGGCAATGTCTTTTATCTCTTCAATCGAGGCCCATTTGTAATCATCGTGTTCAATTAGCCCAGTTTCCGGGTTCGGTTTATCTATAATAACACTCCCGGTCCACTTTTTAGTTAAGAAATAATACTTTTGAGGCTTTGGTTCTCCCAGATAAATTAAATCACGTGTGTTGCACATCAGATTAGTCTCTTCATCCAGTTCTCTGACGGCCCCTGCCTCAATTGACCGGTCATCTTCATCAATATGTCCGCCGGGTATTGTCCACTGACCACTTCTTTCATCTATATTTGACCGCCTAATAATCAAAAAATTACTATTTTCGTCTAAACAGACAACAATACCTACCGCGCTCAATTCACCTTCTGATAAATATTGCTGCCATTTAGTTTTCATTTTACCTGCAAGCTCGCATTGTGCCTTTTGGCAGGTCTCGACACATGCTTTTAAGGATAATATCTATTTTTAATATTTGGATTGGAGCAACCCAGATCATGTTTTCTTGAACTTGAACACCCGGATAGTATTCTACGTCAACTCCGTACAAAATTCCAACGATGTCTCCCGATAAAGTGTAGACTACGGATCCCGAGCAACCAAACCAGCCATATGTATTGACTATAATCTGCTTTGCTAATCCAGTTTTTTCAGCATACCCAGCAACAGTACCGCCAAATGTCATAAGCTGGTGGCTTGAAGGATATCCAGAATAAGTAATCTCAGTTCCAACTTGTGCTGTCTTGTTTTGTGGAGACCACTTCATTGGACTAATGGTGACAAACCTTTCTGATAGATGTAATACAGCCATGTCTGAGGCAGAATCAGACCATATCAAGGTAGCCATTCTCATTTCCTTGTCTTTATACACATGATATATTGAACCAATCGGACCATCTGTAACGTGCTGTGCTGTGAAGACCAAGTGAGCGTCTCTATACACAACGTAGGAGCCGCTCCCGTGTCCTCCACCGGTGTTTATTTTAACAGCAGCTTCTCTCACTTTCTTCTGTGCCATATTCATCGAAGAGTTGACTTGCTCAACCGGCGCCGGAACAGTGCTTTCTGCCTTTACCGGTAAAGCAATCGACATCAAAGCAATCATCATTATATGTAAATATTTCATTTGTATCCCTCCTAGGATCCGCTGCCGGTGTCTGAGCTTAGACCTGTGTCCGGCACGCTTATATATCTATATCCAACTTCAACTAACTGACCTGCGGAAGGAATAATAGTGAAATAAACCGTGTTGTCTGACTCTTGGTAATACCAATCGTTGTTTAATGCACCATTTATAAATACTCTTATTGAATCTGGTTCAGCTTTATGTGTAAGCACAACGTTCTCGACAGGCTCAATTGAATGTGTTGCATCTGTGACACCCGAAGACCAGTCTTCAGAACATATGTCAACCACGACTCCTCCCAGAGTAGAGGTTGCTTCTATGAAGCGATTTCCGACGTCAATAGGACTGAACCAGTGCTCACAAACCGAATCTGCTTCTGGCAGGTTTATTACACTAGCCATGAAAACGGAGCCCATCCGAAGAGAACCATACCAACTCAAAAAGTTAGAAGGAGTTGGATATTCTATATCGCTTTGTTCTTCCTCATCGGAGACAAATACTACCAGTAATCCTGCATCCGGACGCATCCAAGTTGAAGAATAAGGATTGTGGTTGATATAATCATAAACCGAATTAAACCCCTCCTCATATGGTGCTGAAGTAAGTGTCGCCAACATAGTTGCGGCATCATCGATATCATCTCCCGGCACTAGTGGAAACTCAGTGCTGAGTACTGCCTTACTTGGGTCAGCGCTAATCATCACCAACCTCCAATCCGATGTAGGCAATGCCAAAAGCATAGCCTCAACGCCGGCTAACAATTCTGCATTGTATCGCCCCATCGAACCCGACCGGTCAATAACCCACAAAATATCAATGCCATCGACTGACATATGTTGTGTAAACGAATCAATCCAGATTTCTCCTTCATTGACCGGTACCTCCACCTCAACGTATACCGGAACCTCTATTGGAACCTCTACCTCGACCTCGACTTCAACTTGTTCGCGAACAGTGACAACTTGTGTCTCCCCACCAATCATGTAATCAGTAGAACACCCCACGACGCCCAAGACAAAAAGTAATAACCACACATCTAGCCCTCCTAAATTTATGCCATTGTAATAAATACACCCTAATGTAACTATTGACCCGCGGAAAGAAGCTCCAAATTGTATAAATATAATCTATCAATTTGAGAAGTTTTAATGTTAAAAACAGAACAGGCGGGAAACATTATTGTTTGTTTTTCTTCGGCGCGCAACCCGATATCGATGACGATACCAGCGCCATCATCAGCTTGCATCCATCGATCATATTTAATAGTTACAAGATCGCCGATGGCGAAATTCGAATTTTTTTCCATATTTTTTTTCACTAAAAATTTTATTTCATTTTAGAAAGGTCATCCGACGAGAAAAGATCATATAGTCCAACCACTATCGATATTTTAAGACCCTCTTCTTCCATTTGCAAAGTCATGGGCATTATCTGTTCACGTTCCTTAGACCAATGTATGGTCCAAAAGTAAACATCATCGTCTTGTATGCTGATTCGCCGAACACGCTCAACCAAGATTCCGAAGTTGTTGCATGTAAGATCAACGATCATATCGCCGGGATATAACTTAATACGTTCGGATTCATCGCGCAAGTTTGTTTGCATGTTGTGCATAGTTAATTAAATATCTCCTAGAACGATAATAATGTCCGCTTTAATCAAATTAAGCAAACCTGTCTCCGACCAGTACGTTTTACCTTCCTTTGACGAAACTGTTTCCCACACCCATACTTTAAAGAATTCCGGATCCCTACGCGCATATGCGGGAGGCTCCAGTCCTTCGTACGACCAAAACTTCCGAACGAGTATCGATATACTCTTATCGGTGACATCGTATAAAAACATGCCGGGTCTAAGGTCCACACCTTAACTAGTGTCTGCTTAGAGTCTAAGCCACCCAACACGATTAACCGCGCATGTGTTAATCAGATTAATGTCGATGTTACCATCGATGCTGATATCCTCACACTCTGTTACAGGAGTATAGGGGCGGGGTTGTACGGGTACGGAATCCCCGACCGACCTGTAAGGTATAGGCATTACTTCGGGCTTGGGAAGGGCTTGCTCTCGAACTTCCACTACTCCGGTAGTTGCTAATGCGCTCAGTGAGAAAACCAGTATCTTTGCTTTAACCATTGGTATATCCTTTTATTCGGTGTATAAGTAGTATAGCATGCTTCTACATGCACTTATATTCATACTTTAATTCTATCAATGATATATGGGTGATGTACCGACATGTCTTTGTACAGCTTCTTCAAGATCTTCTTGGATATATCCCCAATATCGTCTTTTATTTGCTTAGACTTTATCGCCTTAGCTACTTCATCTTCCACCATGGCCTTAAGCTCTTTCTTAACCATAGCTTTAACTGCGGCCTTGTCGGCTTTTGTTAGTTCTTCCATGATTATTTCATGCATTCGTTCTTCTGTGATCATCACGGTGGTTTTTCCTACTCTCTAATTAGATGCCTTTCTTCAAATATGCCAATTTAAGATTCAAACTTGCTGTATAACAACGCATGTTGGCGCTAAGCCAGTACACATCGTATAGCGTATTACCGTATACTGTGTTAACTTCTCCAACAACTATCCCAATATCGTTGTTGGTCACGTGATGGTTGGTCGCTGTCGGTATACCCGGATAATAAAAGTACTCGACGTACCGCACCAAGTCCCCAACCACGTAATCTTCTGGTTTATTCTTTTTACCCACACTGTAACTATGCTCTAATCTGTAAAATTTTTAGGCGCGCAATTTTCGGCTGTGGTCTTTCTTAATCTCGATAGGGTGTGTACCCATATCCGTTCCTTTACACCGGCGTGTGGGTACCTTAGCCACCAAATCTCGACCATATTCATCGATGGGTAGTCAGCTTCCTTCTCATTTACTCCATCAAAGATGCGCAATATGATGGCAACGCCCCCATGACAACTGCACGTGACTAAGTCCCCGACCTTAAAGTCGTGCTTAGGTGCCTTTTGAAATAGCTCCTTGATACCCACATTGTAACTACTACGTTGGGTGGTTATATCTCAAATTTTTACCGCGCGATTGAAAACAGGCTTAGCTGGCACATAGCCGGCATATCAGACATAGGGACATACATCCCGGTAGGGGGGTAGGGGGGTACCCCTCCCACATGTAAATCAATTGTCAATCATGACATGAACGATCGTGTGGGTATGTAATATTAGTTCCTCTTAATACACACGCATAAACATATAACACAACAGGTGCATAAGATAATATTATTACTCCTGTATCTAATAGTCTGTTTACTCTCGCTCTTACTCTCATGCTTCCGCCACTTCTGTCACATCAAACATGTCTGGGTTGAGTACAATGAATGCATCATCTATATCTTGCTGGTGCTCAGACATCCAATCACGTGAAGCACTTGTCACATATACAGTTATTATATCTATGGTCTCGAGACTCTGCGACATGTCAGCGCGCTCTATCAAGTTAGACAGTATCAAAGACTGTACGTATTTCCATGTATCGCTTAGGTCGTAAGGCAGGCTAGCCGCAATCTCTCCCACAGTCCAGTGACCATCATCATCTTCGCTCAGTAAATGCAGCACATCAATCTCTGGCGCACTAAACTTAATGTCACCTATTGTTATTAAACACAAGTCCATCTGTATTGTCCTCGCTTATATCATAACACATCCGGCACCACTTGTCAAGTCATGAGACACATGCGACAGCATGCTCTCGTAAGTCGTTAATATTGCTGGTGATACAGGCGCATTGTAAGTGGTTGAGACAGCAGGACATTCTTGTCGCATGCAACTCACATGTTGACAAACCGTGATAGAGCATATATACTAAGGCCAAACACACTCTGGCACACATTTACAAACACATTAATCATACACTACACTACACCTAAACATATAACTAAACAATCCACTGACACCATAAGCCACTTTATACCACTTTAATCCACTTTGCTATACAATCCTTCTACTACTGGTACAGCTACTAACTGTAAACACTTCAATGAGTTATTATATAATGTATAGTTATCCTCTCCTCTGTCTACTATCACACAATAAGAGCGTGTTCGTTTACGGTCTATTGCTTTTCTTTTTACTAACTCTCCAACGTTAAACATTCTCTTTGCTCGCGAGTTCCTCAGCTTGTTCGGTCATCTTTGCCAAGTCAGCTACAGTCAACTTCTTATCTTTCCTATACTTGTTCTGATCCCTTACGAGTTTATTGTATCTCTTCTTCTCGTACTCACACACATGCAAGTTCTCTATACCAAGTGCAGTTAGCTTTGACCTGAACAGTTTGATATTTTTTAGTCTCGCGGAGTCTTTGTCTACCTTAGCGTCAGCACGTGTTATTACTACCTCTCGGCAGGTAAGGCGGCCGTCAACGACTTCAACAATGGTTTGGGAAATGTAATACTTTGACATAATAAAAATGGGGATCTTTGTTTTAATACTCGCGGCCCTTTCGAGTGTGTTGGTATGTTATGAGGGTGGCTAATCCTCTTATAGCCGTTGGTGGGGGGTCTTCATTTTCTTTGACCTCTCGCGCTTTGCGCTTTACGGGTTAGGTGTGATTATAGGATAGCTTGACCGATTGCGATACCAACACCAAAGGCCAACATCAGCAACGGAGAGAAAAGGAGGAATCCAAAAACGTTATTCATTTAGATACCCATCAGCAGGATGAACATGGCAGTCCAGAGAACAGCACACACACCATCGACGATTTTATCTTCTGTACTGTACATCTTAAATGCCCTCCCCATCTTTGAGTGCTGCAAGAGCGAGCTTGTCATCTTCAGTCAAGTGCTCTTTGTTCTTCTTACGAAGACTTGCCGCGCTCATGCGTGTTGGGTTCTTGTGCTCTGCGTTGCAGCCGGCAGCGAACGACTCTGCCCAAGAAGGATCAGGGAAGTCCATGACAGCTTGCTTGCCTTGCGTGCGGGAGTGACGGAAGACAACCCACATTTGTGGACCAACTTGCTCGACGGTCCAGCCGGTGAGTTGCTTGCGCGTTGGAGGCGCAGGTGCTGGCTTGTAGTTCTTCTTGGTTTGGATTTTGATTTGGTCGATTGCTTTTTGCATTGATATATCTCCTTACTTGATATACTATATTATACACTAAAAACGGGGTGAAGTCAACAACTAAGTTGTCAAGGAAATGTCAGACAGTTTGTGACAAGAGGATAAGACCGGCGAGCATCAGCGCATCGAACTTGACCAGCAGGCGAACCATCTCAGGTGATACTGCGTGAAGAGCGAGAGGGTGAAGGTTGGAGTGTCCGCGAAGTTTCATAATGTTCTTTCCTTGTTTGGTATAACCATTATACCAGAAATGTGGAGTGGAGTCAACAACCAAGTTGTCAAGAGAATGTCAGGGACTAGTCAATAGACTCAACACTACAAGTATCTTCATCACCCACATTCTCAATGATGTTACCGTTCCAATCCTCATCCTCTTCGATCTCTTCAACAAGTTGCTGCTGGAACTCAATCAGGCGATCAAGTAAATCCGAAGCGTCAGCGTTGCGGGCGGTAATGTCAAATGTCAGTCGGTATGTCATAGTGTTCTTTCCTTTCTATACATATAATATAACATAGCGGAGGGGTAAATGCAAGGGTGATCGTGTCAAGAGAATGTCAAGAGAGCCTTTCGAAGTCTCTTTCTGGGTAAGTGGACCAGCCCCATTTTGGTTCACTCTCGCCGGTCCAAGCTACGCGAGTGTAACCGCCGCCAGTTTTAGGCATCACCAAACCAACCTTACCGGCA